GATAGACGATCTTTACTGTTGGCTTCTTTAGCCGATGTTGAGGGTGGTCGGGTTTAACTTAATCTAATAAAGGAAATATCATGGCATTTGCTAACTCAGCAATCACCGATATTATCGCTACTACCATTCAAAGCCGTAGCGGTGTATTGGCAGACAACTTAACGCAGAACAACGCAATCCTACAACGCTTACAAGCTAAAGGTAATGTACAGCCCTTTTCAGGAGGAAATGTAATCCTTCAGGAAATCATGTATAATGACCCAAATACTAATAATGCCAACTCGTATAGTGGCTATGAAGTATTAAACATCACCCCTGATAGCCCAATCAGTGCGGCTCAGTTCTCTATCACTCAGTATGCTGATTCAGTAACAATGAGTGGTTTGGAAATGTTGCAAAACTCAAGCAAAGAACAAATCATTGACCTGTTAGATGGTCGTATGCAAGTTTCTGAAGCTCGTTTGCTAAACCGTATCTCAACTGACATTTATGGTGACGGTACAGGTAACGGTGGTAAAAACATAACTGGATTGGCCGCAGCTGTATCAACCTCTCCAACCAGTGGCACGTACGGTGGAATTAATAGAGCAAACTGGACTTTTTGGCAGAACCAAGCGACAACTGGTGTAACTGGTTACGCAAACATTCAAGCCAAGATGACTGATGCCGCTATCAAGTCTGTTCGTGGAACTGATAAGGTTGACACAATCGTTGCTGGTAACACTTTCTACTCATACTATGTTCAGTCTTTGCAGGCTATTCAGCGTATCGCAGGTGTAGAAGAAGGTGCGGCTGGTTTTGCTAGCTTGAAGTTCTACGGTGGCGGTATGTCTGCTGACGTTATCTTGGGTGGCGGTTATGGCGCACAAGAAAACGCAACTTACATGTACTTGTTGAACACAAACTACATTTTCCTGCGCCCACATAAAGAACGTAATTTCGTTCCTATTGGTGGCGAACGTCAATCTATAAATCAAGACGCGATTGTTAAGTTATATGGTTGGGCCGGTAATTTAACTTGCTCAAACGCATTCTTGCAAGGCGTTTTGACAACTTAATTCATTGAATATAAAGGAAAATATATCATGGCATATACCATCACCCCTTTAGCTGGCATTGACTTGTCTAATGTGGCTAATACAAACCCTAACTCTGCTGGTACAGCAATCCCTACATTTGGCCCTACTGGTGCTGAAGTGTTTGGTTCTGACGGCTTTCGTTATGTGTTTGCACAAGCCGCAGTAGCAATTGGTGTATCAACAGCTACTTGCGTAATTAACGCATCTACATTCCAAGTTACTTTGGGTGCAGGTACATATTTGTCAGGTGCTTCTATGGCATCAGGCGATTATGGTTGGTTTAGCAAGGCTAGTGTTTAATAGCAAAATGTAGTAAAAACGGGGGGTTACCTTAACGGGTAGCCCCTTTTTTCTTTAACTTTACCTAACTACTTAGGAGATTTAAAAATGGCTTTACCATCAGATGAACAAAATGCAGATTCCCGATTACAAGTGCGTTTTTACAAGCGACCAGTAAAACAGGATGATGCTTCCGCAGAAGCTGGCAGACCAATATACAAAGAGTTCGACTTTGTGCATATTTGCGTTGCTGGCGATACCCTAACTGAAATTGATACTTTTGCCTTAGAACAGCACAAACAACGCTTTCCTATTCATTGGGCTAAATATCAAAATTCATTGGGTGCAAATGACGAAGGATACGAAGGAACTCCATTAATGGAATGGCCATTAGTATCTAAATCACAAGCAGAAGAACTCCGTGCCATGAAGTTTCACACGGTAGAAGCGGTGGCAAATGCATCAGATCAGCAGTTACAGCGTATGGGAATGGCGGCAGGAATGTCACCTTATGCGTTCCGTGACAAGGCAAAGGCATTTTTAAATCTAGCAACAACTGCGGCAGAAACAGATAAGCGTGAGCAAGAAATTAACGCTTTGAAAGAAGAACTTGCCAAAAAAGATTTAGAAACTGTTAAAATGAAACAAGAAACAGATGCGAAGATGGCATTAATGCAGGAACAAATGGCCTCTATACTTGCTGCTGTTGGTGAAAAGAAACCCCGTAAACGCAAAGCGGAAGCCACAGAGGAAGCCTAAAAATGTCATATACCATGCTCGAATTAGTCCAGCAAGTTACCGCTGAACTTAACTTAGCCGTTCCGACCTATGTAGCAGGTAACACAAGCCAAGATGTGCAACAGATTCTTGCCCTTATGAACCGTGCAGGGTATGACTTGGTTAAGGAGCATGATTGGCAAGCCTTAGAACTAGAATATCGGTTCTATACAACTGCAATAACCACGACCTGTAATACTGTTAATGGCACTTATCTATTAACTGGCATTCCCAGTACTACAGGGCTGGACAGCACTTATTCCATCGTGGGGACAAGCATTCCCCAAGATACCTACGTTGACAATGTAATTGATTCAAATAGCTTAACAACAACCCAATTAGCATCAGCAACATCGGTTGGTGGCTCGGTCACATTTAGTAAGACCATTTACCCTTTGCCTCCTGATTACGAAACCATTACTGACAACACCCACTGGGACAAAACTAAGCATTGGCAAATGTTGGGGCCTGTAGATGCACAACAATGGCAATGGTTAAAGTCAGGTTATATTTCAACAGGGCCACGAGTCCGTTGGCGTATTCTTGGCAATGAATTTCAAATATGGCCACCCTACAACACCCAAGAATATTTAGGGTTTGAGTACCGTTCTAAGGGATGGGCAAGAAATGCGGCAAATGACGTAAAAAACAGCTTTACTGCCGATTCAGACACAACTGTGTTAGATGACAACGTTTTAGTCTTAGCCACCAAACTCAAATACTTCCAAATTAAGTCATTTGATACTACCGCACTGCAACAAGACTATATGCGTTATTTAAGCATTGCCAAAGCTAACGACAAAGGTTCAGCAACCCTGTCCTTTGCACCTGCTCCAAGTGCCGTGCTGATTGGCTGGGCAAATATTCCTGACACTGGCTACGGTAGCTAATCATGATGCAAGCCAAAGGTAGGACAGCGGTTACAGCATCGTTAGCCGCCCCTATTGGGGGTTGGAACGCTAGGGATTCATTGGCTGAAATGCAACCGTTAGATGCGGTCACGCTGGTTAATTTCTTTCCTACGCCAACTGACGTAACCCTTAGAAAAGGCTATTCCAAGGCTTCAATTGGAATCACTGGTAACGTTGAAACCCTGATGAATTATGCCAATGCAGACGGCACAAACACGCTTTTTGCAATTGCTGGCGGCACTATTTACAACGCTTCATCTGCAACCGCAAGCTCTGTATTGACAGGATTATCTAACAGCAAGTTCCAGCATTGCATGATTACGACTGCTGGTGGACACTTTTTATTAGCGGTTAACGGTGCAGACCCTGCTATTCTGTATGACGGAACACGCTGGTACAAAATGGCAACAACGAGTACAGCCGTCAGCATCAGCACAATTACAAGGGGTGGCGCTGGAAACCTAACAGCTACCGTCACAACTGCAACTGCTCACGGTTTAGCCACAGGAAATCGCGTCAGCATCTCAGGCGCAACCGAGGCAAACTATAACGGCACTTATTACGTGACCGTAACAGGAACTACCACTTTCACATATACCATGGCAACCGCACCAGCAGCCAATGCGACTGTGGTTGGTATTTACACCGTGATTGGTATTTCAGGGGTAAACAGCAACACCCTGATTAACATCAATATGTGCCAAAACAGGCTGTTCTTTGTGCAAAAAGACAGCACGGTGTTTTGGTATTTGCCCGTGCAATCAATTGGTGGAATCGCTTTAGACTTTAATCTTGGTGCAATTGCCCGTTCAGGCGGTTTCTTGCAAGCCATGGGAACTTGGACATTAGACGCTGGTTATGGCGTTGATGACTTGTCGGCTTTCGTTACCAGCATGGGTGAGGTTATTGTCTACAAAGGCACAAACCCCAGCGATGCAAACGCTTGGAGTGAAGTTGGTGTTTGGCAAATGGGTCAAACCTTTAATCGCAGATGCTTCTTTAAATGGGCTGGTGACCTATTGTTGCTAACCCAAGACGGTTTAGTGCCAATGTCTGCTGCCTTGCAATCTTCCCGTTTAGACCCAAGAATTAACCTAACTGACAAGATTTACTTTGCTGTAAGCCAAGCGGCCACCAGTTTTTATGGCAATTTTGGCTGGCAAATCAATTATTTTGCTAGTGAAAACATGCTGATATTGAACATCCCTACCGACAGCGGTAAGGAGCAATATGTCATGCACACCATCACCAAGGCATGGGCTAGATTTACTGGGGTAAACGCTATCTGTTGGGAAGTTTCAGCCGACAATAAGATTTACTTTGGTTCTAGCGGATTTGTGGGTCAGTTTTACAGCCAAACCTCTGATGCAGGGGCTAATATTGTTGCAACTGCACAACAAGCCTACAGTTATTTCGACAGCCGTGGGCAAAATAAACGCTTTACCCTAGTACGACCCATCCTACAGACAGATAACGGCTTACCGACGGTTCTGTGCGGTATTAGCACGGATTTTGACACCCAGCCTTTGGTCAATCAAATAGCATTTAATCCATCTATTACTAACACGGGTATTTGGGACAGTTCTAAGTGGGATCAGGCTAATTGGGGTGGCGGTTTGACCGTTACTAAGTTTTGGCAGGGCGTTAATGGAATTGGCTTTTCAGGGTCAGTTAATATGAACGTGGCATCCCAAGGAATAGAGTTTCACTGGGCATCAACCGATTATGTAATGGAACGAGGTGGCGTACTGTAATGCTATGTTTTGATAAAGACTTGTTAGGGCCATTTATTGCCGAAAAGTTAAACATGGTATGGACACCTGAAAATTCCAGCACAATCGGTTGGGTAACAGATGAAATAGAGTCAGTAGTTTGGTATGAGGATTTCAATAAAAAATCGGTAACTTGTCATATTTACCTTGCAAAAGGTTTAAATAAAGAATATTTAGCTACCATTTTTAATTATCCTTTTATACAATTAGGGGTAGATAAGATTGTTGCCCCAGTGGTTAGTAGTAACGACAAGTCGGTAGAATTTGTCAAGAAATTGGGGTTTGAGGAACAAGCACGATTACTTGATGTTTTTCCTACTGGAGATTTGTTGTTTTTTGTAATGTCAAAAGACAAATGTAGATTTTTAGGAGAAAGATATGGGCAAGTCGAGTAGTGCACCCCCACCACCCGATTATTCAGGTGCGGCAAAAGAAACAGCGGCAGGTAATTTAGATGCGGCAAGAGCCGCCACAGCCGCAAACCGTGTAAATCAATACACACCTTATGGCTCACTTGAATATAAAGTTTCAGGCGAAGATCCGTATGGCAATGCCACTTGGTCTGCTACTCAATCACTTGCTCCTGCACAGCAACAATTATTAGATTATCAAAACCAAGCCAGTTTAGGTCTTGGTCAATTAACTGGTAAAGGCTTGGGCTACGTCAACAATATGCTTGACACCCCGTTTGACACCAGCAAACTGCCGACAACTGGGTTTAATCCCAGCCAAAGCTACCAAGATGCTTATATGCAAAGACTTCAGCCCCAAATCCAACAGGGGCGTGAACAATTAAGCACTCAATTAGCTAATTCGGGAATACCCGTAGGTTCAGAAGCCTACAGACGAGCAATGATGGCTCAAGGTCAAAAAGAAAATGATCTGTTAGCGGCCGCCACCACTCAAGGTTTTGGCGTTGGTCAACAAGCCCGTCAATCTGCTTTGCAAGAACAAGCCTATTTGCGTAACGAGCCACTAAACACGCTGAACGCTGTAAGGTCAGGAGCGCAGGTGCAAGGCCCTAGTTTTGTAAACTCTGCCCAACAAGCGACAACGGCTGGGCCTGATATGTTAGGTGCGGCACAAATGGGTTACAACGCTAATTTAGCCGCTTCAAACGCTCAAAATGCCGCTAACAACCAAATGACACAAGGTTTATTCAGTCTTGGCGGTGCAGCATTAATGTCCGACATTCGCACTAAAGAAAACATTGAGCCAATTGGTATTGCTAATAACGGTTTGACTGTTTACAAATACGAATACAAAGATGAGTTTAAAGACCACAAATTGGCTGGACATGGCGTTCATTACGGTTACATGGCTCAAGAAGTTGAGCAGGTCTATCCTTACGCAGTTAAAACACTTAATGACGGCTATAAAGTCGTAGATTACGGATTGCTATGAACCCATACATTCTTCAAGGTCAACCAATGCAGGATATCAGTGGTTTGAACCCTGTATTTCAGAACTTTGGTCAACAACAAGCAAACCAACAGGCGGCACTTGCTCAACAAGCTCAACTGGCAGGTCAAGCTGGTCAATCTCAAGGCGGTGGCATGAACCCTATGGCTTTAGCCCAAGCGTTGCGTAACAAAGACAACAAAGCCCAAAATGGTGCTTCTTTGGGTGATAGAGCATTTGCTTATCTTGGAACTCAAAATACTCCTGAAATGCAAGCAGAAGTTAATAAATTGGGAAGTAATACATGGAATCCAATGAGCGATTACAACACGGGTGCTAATGGCTGGGGAAGTTACGGAGAATAATCATGCCTGATATTGGAACACTAACGCCCGAACAAATGTTGCAACAGCAACAGATATTACGCCAACAAAAAATGGCTGAAATGTTGTTGCAAAAAGGCATGGAGCAACCTCAAGGACAAATGATTAGTGGTCATTATGTAAGACCATCTATCACGCAAAGTCTTGCTGGTTTGGCAAATACTTATATGGGCCAACGTGGAATTGAAAAAGGCGAGCAAGCCCAATTAGACTTGGCTAAAGCCATTCGTGAGCAAAAAATGGGTGTGTTGCAAAACATTAATCAAGCATTAGATACAGGTGACCTTAAAACAGCACGTTCAATTGCAACGGCTAATCCTGAATATGCTGGTGCTTTTGCTGCGCCTTTAATTGCTAATGCAATTCCTAAACCACAAGATTCTAAAGTTGTTGGCAATACTTTGGTTGGCCCTGATGGTAAAGTTATTTACACAGCACCTAAAGAATTTGCTCCTCATGCTCCACAAATGGTTCAAACGGATCAAGGAATGATGATGTTTGATCCTAACAATCGTTCATTTACACCTGCTATGGCTAATGGCAAGCCTATTGGCCCAGCTTTAGATAGTGGTGCTAAAAACGATTTGCGTGATATTAGCAAGCAACAATCTATTGTGGCTGGTGCTATGGATGCTGTTAAAAACACTCCTACCGCTTTTGGCTATAAGCGTGGTG